ATAGTGCAGGAATTGAGATTCCTGCTATGTATAGGCTAGGCTACCCTAATAACAACTGTATTGGATGTGTAAAGGGTGGCGCTGGATATTGGAACAAGATCAGATTCGATTTTCCTGATGCTTTTGAAAAGATGGCAAAACAAGAACGGAAAATGAATGTCGCAATTAACAAAAGAATGGATGGCGAAAAAAGGATTCCAATTTTTTTGGATGAACTTCCTGTCAATATGGGCAGGATTGAATCGGAACCAAACATTGAGTGCGGTGTGTTGTGTCTTAGTTGACGCAACATACGCAGCGAGTAGGCTTACTTTTGGGAGGAAAGAAACAATGGGCCATAAACTTTTTGTGACCCCCATTGATTTTGCAGAGGCAAACGCTTTTGTTGCCCGATTTCATCGGCATCACAAGCCTATGCCTGGTGTTAAGTTTTGCGTGGCGGTCAGTGACGAAAATCATTTGGTGCGTGGCGTGGCAATGGTTGGAAGGCCGGTGGCGAGAAACAGCGACAACGGAATGACTCTTGAGGTCAATCGCTGCTGCACTGACGGAGCAAAAAATGCGTGCTCAATGCTGTACGGTGCGGCATGGCGGGCGGCAAAGGCTCTCTGATACCAACGCCTTATCACCTACACTCTGCCAGCAGAGGGCGGGGCAAGTTTAAGAGCAGCTGGCTGGAAGTTAATCGGGGAAAGAGGTGGCGGAAACTGGAATTGTAAAAGCAGGCCGCGTGTTGATACCGCTGAATATCTGCGGGGTCAAAAACTACTTTGGGAGGCTAAATGAATAAAGCAGACGCAGCGAGTAGGCTAACTTTTTAGGAGATGATGATGAGTGAATTTTTATTAGGCATTTTGATTCTTGGTGTTGTGTACATGATTTATCTGTTCTGGTGTGTGCTTATCAAGGAATCGCATGAAAAGCAAACAGCAGACAAAGAATTCAATTCCCATGTGAATGTTGTTAAACGAAAATACAAACGTAAAGCAACCAAAAAGACGACAAGGAAAAAGACATGACATTCATGGATGCGCTAAAGCCTAGATTTGTGCAGATCAATCAACCTGCCAGACTCATCAAGTTCAATGAAAGGGAGGAAAAGAGTTTATCTGTAGAGGAAAGAGTCATTACAAACAAGATAGTCGAAATAGACAGGAAACTGTCATTGTTGAGAAACAAAAACGAAGACTACAAGTCAAGAATCCACAAGATGTCCAGAAGGCTCAACGCTGCTGAACTTCAGCCGATGATTAAAAGATTCAAGACGCACAAAGAAAACATACTCAAGCAAATAGAAGTGTTGAGAAAGAAACGAATAGAGCTTGAAAAGAAGGTTTAAATTAACGGGCGAGTGGTGAAATTGGTAGACACAAGGGACTTAAAATCCCTCGGCGCAAGCCATGCCGGTTCGATTCCGGCCTTGCCCACCATAGGAGAAACCATGAAACTGACCTACGAAGACATCGAGACCTTGAGAGATACATTAGTATTTAAGCTGCCAATTGATCCTGAAGAAGCAAACATACTGTGCGATATGGCAGCAAGAAGTCTTGATCTTGAATATGAATTAGAGGATTCAAGTGAATGAGCTGGCTCTTTTCGCGGGCGCTGGTGGCGGAATACTTGGGGGAAAACTTCTCGGATGGCGAACAGTCTGCGCCGTTGAGTGGGAGCCATATCCAGCAAGCGTTTTGTGCGCCCGACAAAATGACGGCCTTCTCCCGCCTTTCCCGATTTGGGATGACGTACAAACCTTTGACGGCAGACCGTGGCGAGGAATTGTTGACGTTATATCTGGCGGATTTCCGTGCCAAGACATCAGCATTGCAGGAAAAGGTGCCGGAATCGACGGCACCCGATCAGGCATGTGGTCCCACATGGCGCGGGTGGTTGGCGAAGTACGACCCCGATTCGTATTCGTGGAAAACAGCCCAATGCTCGTTAATCGAGGACTCGGGCGAGTGCTTGGAGACCTTTCCGCGCTCGGGTATGACGCGAGATGGATTGTTATGGGAGCTGCCGATGTTGGAGCAAACCACCAGAGGGATCGAATCTGGATTGTCGGAAAAATGGCCTACGCCAAATGCGGGAGAGGCCAAGCAATCAAGCAATTTGGTTCGGAAAGCAGAACGGCGGGTGATTCATGCGGCAAAAGGCGTTCATCTTCAGGAATCTTTGACGGAGCGAGTTGGTGGCAAGCTGAACCCAACGTGGGTCGAGTGGCTGATGGGGTGGCCGCTAGGGTGGACAGACTTAAAGCCATTGGTAACGGTCAAGTCCCATTGTGTGCAGCAACAGCCTGGAAATTACTCGGAGAATGAGAATGGAATTTGACACCTTCTGGAAAGCATATCCAAGAAAAGTAGCAAAAGGCGCAGCAAGAACAGCATGGGATAGAACAAAAAACATAAGACCGTCATTAGACATCCTCCTGGAAGCAATAGAAAAACAAAAGCAACAGGAACAATGGCAAAAAGATGGCGGAACCTATATCCCACATCCCGCAACATGGCTTAGGCAAGAGAGATGGGACGATGAAGTAATTATTGACATAGCACCTAAAACATCACAAACTTTAGCGGCTATCGTTGATCTTCAGAGGTTGAAGATATGTGGTTAAGAAACGAAGTAATCGAGGGTATCCAGAAACTCTTATCTATTCGTCTTAAAAACGCGCCTCCGAGTGACGTAATCCGAGGAACAGTAGAAGTTTGGACGGAAACTTTACTTTCTAGGCCGATTTCATGGGATGAAAAGCTAGACAAAAAACGCATTAAAAAGGCATTTACGGAGTTGTGCGCGATTTCCGATACATTCCCCACACCGAAGGACTTCCTGCGCGTTATGGCTCAACGTGACAAACCCTTGAGCCTTCCTCGACCTATGGACAACAAGATTTCCGCAGAAAACAGAGAGGCCTTAAACAAACTGCTTGAGGGAATGAGGAAATGAGCGATCATATAGATGACGCGAGGCGGCTGGAGGTAGAGGAGCGCGTGAATGTATCGTTTGAGCTTAAATCAGATGATGAAGGATTTAACAGTGTTCGAGAAATAATCGACCAAGCCATGCTTGAACGCGCCGCTATAGTCGATTTTAAATTTGATCGGTGCATTATATCGTTTGAGCTTAAACGGCTGAAGGCTGCTACGGAAGGGCCGTGGATATGCTTACCCCGCAACCACGCCGACGCTATCGCTGAACTGGTGCGCGCTGCTCAGGAAGTAATACGCATATCAGATAGAAAGCATGACGCTTTGGACGCTGCAAAAGCCGCACTCGAAAAACTGAACGGAGGTAAATTGTGAGACTGAAAAATATGCGCCCCGGAATGATTGTTTATGATGTATGCAGAACAAAGATGGGCAACACCACTATAAGCACTGTTTCGGTTTATCAGGTTGAGATAGTTTCCATTGATTTTGACCGAAACACAGTAAATGCTAAGTGGAACAACAATCGAGAAAGAACGTATTATTACGGGTCTTGGAAAAAGTGGAAGGCAAAGAAACCAATACTTGTCGAAACTGCATTCGGAGCCTACCGCATGGCTACTCGACAGGAAATAGCGGACATGGCGCAAAGGCAAAGCGAGGCCACCCAATGACAAAAGCCGATGAACACATGACAGAAAAAGCATTAGATATTCAAATAGGCGGAGGCCACTACAAAGACATGGCTATCCAGCCGGTTGAATACATCCACAAGAACAACATTCCTTATATTGAAGGATGTGTAATTAAATATATATCTCGATGGCGGAAAAAGAATGGTGTAGAAGATTTAAAAAAAGCAAAGCACTTTATCGAGATTCTGATTGATTTAGAATCTAATATTCAAGCGTTTGAGAAAGTAGGTGGTAATGCAGGCTGAAAGCGACGAGCGAAAGATGGAAACAACAAATCATGTAAAGCTGAATGAAAAATTGACTATTGAGTGGTGTTTCAATGGAGATTGGCAGGGTATAGTTGTCGGAGTAGTGAAGCATCCGTGCTTGTTTTGTCGAGTTATACAGCGTCTTGTTTTAAGTATTCACTTGAGGAAATTAAGAAAGCAAATTGTTAAAAATGAGAGCACAAGACTTTTTTAATGCAATTCGAGGAATTGAGAATACCAAATTTTGGAACTATCATTCTCATTTTGGGAACTATTAAACCTTGATGATTTCGCCTCGGAATTGGAATCTGTTGTCATCAAAACGCAGCGCCAGCTCTGGTTGAAGTAACATCCCATCTTTATAGGTCAGGATTGCCATAGCAGATTGCCAGTTCGTTTTCCGGCCCTCAAGGTAGTTGACGAATTGCGGATCGCGGCATGAGTCTGCGGTCATTCCGTGTCTTACTGCATACCGGCGACCCCTACGGTCGTCATAAGGAACCACCTCTGCCCTGTGATCGTGTCCGGTTATGATATTAACTCCGCTTTCTTTTGTGTTGTTGTATCCAGCGTGAACACCGCTTTTCTCTCGATGCCTGATTTCTGTATGAGAAGGCTGACCTTCATTGACAGTCACGAACCACGCAGGTATCCAGCCTGGGATATGGTCTTTAAGATGGATACCTTCAACGTCAGAGTATTCAGGAGCAACCGCAGCTAACCTAGACTCGAATCTCATATCATGATTGCCAAGATTCCACACTCGTTTAGAGTTTGGACTAGCCTTGATTATTTCCTCTGACCTATCCCTTACAACTTCCAATTCTTCCTTCACAGTCGGATAGCTTTCATGCCCGATAGATGGATGCCGACTGATACTAGGAAAGTCGCAGGCATCTCCATTCCACACAATCGCAAAAGGTTTGAGTTTCTTAGCAAAATAAACCATCGCTTTGTGCATCACAGGCACACCGCTAGGATGATAGTGCTGGTCTCCTGCCACCAAAACAATCCCATCCTTAATATTAAACTTTACCTCTACTCGGTCGTCAGAGATTTCCGCGACATTAAATGCCGCCCTGCCATGAATGTCTGATAAAGGAAGGATGATTTTGTGACGATTTTCTACAACCCTTCTGCGAGTCCTTACGCTTCTCTCGCTGATTCCTAAAACTTGAGCGACAAGTTTGGTGCTTTGATGCTCTCTAAATAACCGGATAAATTCTTCATCAGAACAAGATTTAACACTCATCACACACCACCTTTCCAGCCCATGCGCTCGCAAATTAACTTGGCAAGCTCCACAAAGTTCTGGTCGTGTTTATCATGGTCGCAGTCAGCGTTTTGCTCTAAGGCTGCGTGACACATCTCATGAGCGACAATTTTCATCATTTCCTCAATAGTTTTAGTCATCTTGGAATTAACAACCAGAACTTGATCGGGCCAAAAATATAGACCCCAATATTTATCCATCCTTGATGCTTTAAACTTCACCTTTGCGGGAAGTTTTATATCCTGAAACGCAGTGACCTTGAGTAATTGATAACAAGCCTTGATAGACTTCTCGGTCACTAACATATCACACCATGTGTGACGCTATTTCTTTTGAGTGATTTACACGGTTCATCCAGCCCTTGAGAAACTTTACTTGCTCAGGTCTGTTCTGCACTATCAGATTGTAGAAAGCCTTTTTCTGTTCAGTAAACAAATCAATCAATTCTTTTGCGTCTTTACTTTGGACCGCAGCCAATGTGATAGGACCAATACCACCGTCAGCAGGAACGCCTACGGCTCGCTGTAAGAGTTTGGCAGACTGCCCTGGGCCTGCGTTTACAGCAAAGTCATAAACTAAATAGTCTACTCCAGCAGGCAGATCATCGCACTTTACTGAGTTCCAGATGGTCTTGTAGAAGTCCATCACCATAGTCTTGTTTGGCATTACACCGTCGTCAATCAACTTCCAGCCAACCCAGCCAGGGTTAGGCTTTCTTGCGATACCGGCGTAGGTCTGACCACCCAAATCACCAGAAATGTCAGTCAATACAAAACCGCCTTCTGATCTCATTACCTCATCAAAAGACTTTTCCCAGTTCTCTTTCATTTGGCACCCTTTCTCAGGTTATCAATCGCTGGGATTACCTGCATATTGGAAAAAACATGCAAACCACCCTTGCTCAGTGGTTGGATGTGATCAACGTGAAATTCTTCTCCCAATGACATGGATCTATAAAAATCCCTTAAAGCATATAGTTGTTCAACTTCCGGACTGGTTTCCCCGCGAGTCCACCCTCGTCGTCTGGCGTTATCTGCCAAAACTCTTGGCTTATTAACCAAACGATCCTTGCGTTTCCATTGCTTCACTTTATGTGGGTTATTTTTGCGGTACTCGTTGTTCCGTTGCAACTTTTTTTGGTAGTGTTTAGCAGTGCTATTTTTTACTGCGTCCCTGTGTGCCTCTGGGTTTTTGGCTCTGCGCTCTTTCATGATTTGAGCGTAGCAAGGTTTACAACGGCTTTGCACTCCAGACTTTATCCGTTTGTCAGGACTATATTCAAACAACGGTTTATCCATTTTGCAAACAGTGCAAACCTTCACTTCCGACCCTTTATGTCAATGATTTTTTCCAGCGTTCTTCCGCCAAAGTAAAACGACATCACCAACATGCCCCAGTTCCCAAGAAGGGTAACATAGGCTTCATTTGCGTTGTATCCAAACGAACTCATGGCGGCAAAAGTAAAATACCCCACCAAAATGAATATCAATGTCATCGGTCTAATGTTCTTAGATAACCAAGAATCACTACCCATATCGGCCTGAAGTCGCTTGGTAAGCTCCTGTGACTCAATTACATCAGCATTTAATTGAGCAAGCTCACCGTTCTGCTGCATCTCCAAGAGCTTCAGCTTTGCCTGTTCAGCTTGTTGTGGATCAGGGAAAAACTTGTCTATTAACTTAGAGCCAATAGAAAGAAGTGCTGGAAGCGGTATCATTTATTTGTCCTTCATTTTGTTGAAAAGATCAAACAATGTTTTGATTTTTTCTTCAAGAACAGCAACTCTTAAATCCAATTTTGCAAGAACGATAATCAAAGTAATGATCGCCAGTAATATGGGCCATCCCTTTGTGAGAACCTCAAAGGTATCCATCACTTAAATTTAATCTGTGTCAAAATAGCCCAAACGCCGCCAATCAAAGTTCCAATAACAATCAGAGGTTTCGCAGCTTTTGCAATCCACTCAAGAACGGTAAATGCACCGCGAGCCGCATTAAACGCGGATACTATATCTTTAGTGTTTTCTTCTACCCTGTCTACTTTTGATTCAACTCTTACAAGGCGGTCGTAAATCTCTCGGTGACTGACTTCTTCCATGATTATTTCCTTTAATTTAAATAAGTCACTGAGGGACTATATAATTATACAAACTGAATCCAGCATTATTTATACCCCTTGCACCAAGAGAACTTGAGTAAGAAACCACAGAATCTAAAACCAGTTTCTTTATAAGGCTTAATTTTGCTTGCTCAGGCATGCGGCCAGACTCAATCTGTCCTAATTGAGTATATAAAGTATCTGCTTGATCTTTACTAATCATCCCAAACTTTAACAAAGGCGGCGCAATTGTTTCATTAAAAAATCTTTGCGAACCTTTTGTAGGAGCATTTGAAAGAATGTCTCTAACAGCATCAAATACGGCTGCTTTTGCTTTTTCAGAACGAATGATAATAGGAGCCGCAACATTCCATGCGTTCATGTTCCCGCTAAGGATAAGTTGACCAACATTTTTTAATGGACCAACAGAACTATTAAATATCTTATCTGCTGCGTCAGCGGCTTCTTTGGTAACGGTTTCTGCTTGAGCCTGAAGAGAAGACGCTTGGAGTTCACCTCCAGCACGTAATGTAGAAGCCCTTTTCTCAGCCTCTCTTTGTGCAGAAAGAGGTAGATTAACCTGCTGCTTTTGTAACGCGCCAATACCTCTGTCGATATTTAGTATTGTTCTTTCAGAGTTTTCTAATGCTTGACGATATTGAACAACTTGACTCCTTATGTCAGGAACAGCAGACAAAAAATCTCTGTTCTTTGTAAGCCAGGTATTGATTTGCCTGGCTGTAGTAAAAGACGAAATTTCATCTGCAACATAGTCTCTTGCTGCGCCAATGGCTAATTCTTTATTCCCGACCAAAGAAATTAAAGAGTTAAACGATTTTGGGCTTTTAAAGAAATATGCAGGAACTGATGCTGGATCAGATTTTAATTGTTCTAATGCTCCTGGGTCTCTGGCGGTTAATTTTTTACCGTATTGAGAACCAAATATTTCAAGACCTTCTCTTGACGCAGCATAATTATCAAGCAATTCAGTCTGTTTTGGACCAGCATATTTCTTCTGTATATCTGAAATTACTTTGTAGTATTTCCTAGCGGTATCTGCATCAATCGCATCATATCCTTCTGGTGCGCGGCCACTATACACCTCGCCCAATAAGCGACGAGCATCGTCCAACGCTTGATATGTTGTATTTGCGTCTTTGAACGAAACATTATCAAGTATTTTTTTGAAGGACTTTGCGACATCGGCAGACCTAACACCAGGAACAATGTTGCTTTCTAAATCTTGAATAAATGAATTATATTCAGGTAATGAACTAACAAACTCTCCTTTAGCTTGTTTGCCTGCAACAATATTATCAACAATAGACTTTGTATCATTGTATTTTTTAGAAGCATCACTTCTAATTGACTGTTGTCGTAAATTAACGATATTCTGTAATTCAGTTCCAATTTCAGATTTTTGACGAGGAGTGCCAATTGTTGATAACAACTCATTAGACTTACCTAAAACATTTTGCTTTAAAGATTGAAGATAAGTAATGGCGTCTGTTCTGGCAGATACACCTAATTTTGAGTTGTTTACGGCACTTTTTATTTCTGCGTTTGCTGCATCATTTGCGCCCTGTAATGCGGTAAACGATTGGTTGTATAAATTTTCAGACCTAATGGCGGCTTGTGATTTTAATTGTTCAGCGCCACTCTCTAGCGCAGACTGAATTTCAAGCAATGCCTCGCCTGGTTTTTTGCTTCCCTGTAATTCGGCAATTAATGAATCAATAAACTTTGTTTGCTCTGCCGTAATAGGGCTACCTTGTTGTTGTGCGACATCCCTTTTAATAGAATCGCCCATTTGCATAATTGCAATATCTGGACGAGCATAAGCCCTAGCTCCTTCCTGACCTACAATAAACCGAATTCCGTTTCCAGCGGCAGATAACATCAATCTAATTGAAGTTGGTGTAACTCCGCCAGCAATTAATCTTGCCGCTTCTGCTGCAATCTTATTTTCTGTTACGCTTTCGGTTAATTTTCCTACTGCCTCTCCAACAAGACCACCAGTTAAACCTTCTACGGCCCGTACTGTTGGCTTGATTGCTTGAAAAGCCTCGCCCATATAAGTAGCCCCGCGACCCAAAGTCCTCGCGGCCGGAAACGGCAAAGATGACAATCCATATCCCATTCCTTTTAATACTGATGGAGCAACAACGCCACCAACAGCACCAAGAACTCCTGCTCCTGCTATGTCTGCTGCTGCGGGCATGCCCTCCTGAAGACCTGTAGCCATAGATTGTCTAGCCATACCAGTAACAGCACCAGCCTCAGTTGTACCAAACAACTCTTGCGCTCTAGCTATTACTTCTTCATCGCTGGCTCCAGCAGGCCCAGAAATCTCACGAATATTCCCGCTGGGGTCTTGGACTTTATAAATTTGATCTGCCATATATATACCTTTTATTATTTAACAACCGTCCAGCGAGATGAAGGTAGGTCAACGGTCAGAGGAATGTTTGTTTTTATATTCTTAACTCGTTCGTTATGGTATAAAATCGCATTTCTTGCTGCTCTTTCATTAATATCAATAATCTTTAACAATGCTTCTTTTGTCATCCTAATTTCACCACCAGAGGCTTTTAACGCATACTCTCTGTCGGCATCAGACAAACCTGTTCCTGCTCCGAAATTTTTAATTATCTCTGCGGTTTGTTTTGCCATCAAAGCACCATAAGCCTGAGTATTTTCGACAGCATTATCTTTTAACTTAATGCCAAGAGATTGAAGTGCGGCTCCGTATGAAGACTGAAAGTTTGCAAGAGGGCCAGTAAAAACAGGCTGCGATAAAATATTTTTTGCTTGCATTAATGTATCTAAAGACTTCTTGGCAGATTCAGCATTTTCTAAACTTTTTCCTACGCGTTTTGCCTGAACTCCACCAAGCTCTTTTTCAAATTCGTTTTCTTGCGGAGGAAGTTTAACGCTAACAGATGTGCCAGGCGCTCTAGTAGTAAGAATATTAATTCTTCCACTCAAAGCATCATATTTTTTCTTGTCTTTAACAGGGTCTAATAATGCCAGTTCATCCAAAAGTTTTTGTAATTCAGACCTTGACTCTGGTTTTTCAGATTTTACTAACTGCGAAAGTTGAGCGTCAATATTAGCTAATGCGGCAGTTTTTTCAATTCCATATCTAGCCATAACTTCAGAATCAGTTAATGCTGCAATTTGATTACGATCATTCCGTAAAGTAGCAACATATTGTGCTTCTTGAATATTCGTTGGAATTGCAGTTTTTTGCTCTCGTTTGGCGGCAGCGGTACGTTGAGCAACAAGAGCTTGAGACTCAAGAGCCTTTCGTCTTTGTTCTGCAAGTACGGCAGCCAGTCTAGGATCACCCATTTCAGAAGCTAACATAGACGCCTTAGAAAGAGCCTCTGGATCATTAGGATCAATACCACGCATAATCTGCTGACGTTGAGTAACCATCTTTAACTGAGGGTCTTCAATGCCTAACAGAGAACCAATACCACGACCTAATTGCTGGCCTGCCAGGAAGGTTCCATACGCAGCACGTTGCATTGGATCAAGTCCGGCATATTGAATCGCCATTGCTTCATCACGCTGACGTTGAGCCAAATCTAAGGATTCAGGTGTGATTCCGAACAAACCGCCTACGATAGAGTCTTGTGCCATGATTATTCCAATCCGCCGATGGCTAAAGGATTGTAACTTCCAGTAAAATCACTTATATAAGGATTTCCAGGCATATTAGGTAAGTATGAATATGGATCAAAACTTCCGAAAGTAGGGGCGGCACCCGTAGAACCTATACCAAACCCACCATAACCAGACACAGACCTTCCAAGACTTTGTAATAAGCCTGCCGTGGGGCTGTAGCTCATCGGGCCTTGTAATGTACGCGCAGCACCTAAGCCACCAGATAACAATGCTTGCGCTCCAGTAGAACTTGCAATACGACCTCCTAATTGAGCGCCTATATTAAGCGGTTCCATACCAAGAGCCTCAATCTGTCCAGCAGTGCCAAGACCGGTTGCAAACGGAGCGTAAGCGCCCGTAAGACCTTGACCATAACCGCCTAACAATCCAGCACCAGTTCCGAACAGTCCAGCACCAAATTGAGTCTGTTGTTGTCCGGCTTGCATGGCTTGAGCCGCCAATTGTCTGTCTTGCTGCGCTAAGGCATTGTAGTAGGCTTCCATCTCAGGAGTAGTGGCCCCAAGACCAGCAGCTCCGCTAGGACGTTCACCAGTAGCTCCGACAGATAATCCCCCCCTACCGGTCTGGAATAAACGGTTTTGCAGTTGAGCAAACTGTCGCTCTCTGGAGGGGGCGAGAAGTTCTTGCTGTTGTGCTATGTACCGTTGGGCAGCTTGTTCAGGAGATTCAGCGAGATATTGTTGGCCTAATCCAAACAGCCCTGTCGCAGCAGTCTGTAATGGTGCATATAAACCAGGAGCTTGTTCAGCAAATCCAAGACCTTGACCGGTAAGCTCCATAATCCGATCTTGATAAGCCTTTAGCTCTGGAGAAACCGTATAGCCAGCAGTTGATACGCGCCCAGTGGTGGGATCATACCCAAACTCGGATGTGCCGAACCTAGTAGTAATCCCTATTGGCCGGAACCGAGCTTCTTCGGCAGCAATTCTAGCGGCTTCTAATTGTGCATTAGCAGAGGTTTGAGCAGCGGCTTGTGATGCTTTAGCCTGCTCTTTCGCACCCATAAAGCCAAAAACTGAACCGACAATATCACCCATAATCTATCTCCAGATATACAACTTTCTCGTTATTCCATCTAAACACTTTTGATACTGTAACAACTCAAATCCAGTAATAATTGACCATTTGTGCATCTTTTCGTCATCTATAAACGGCATCGCATACAAAGGTTTATGTTTACCAGCCCACTCTTTCCATGTCTTTACGAATTCTTTCTTAATACTTTTGTTCCACTTAAACACATCCATGTGAATGAATGTTAATCCTTGCACCATTTCAACATATACAATGTAATTCTCGTTCTTGATAACCGGTTGTTTTAAGCAGTTCGTTTCCACATATACACCACAATATACGGTTGTAGGTTAGCATTTGTTCCAGAGCTACCTTCTGTAGAAATAGAAGTGCTAACGGTTACACCAGTAGTAGCAGATTTTGTTAATAGTTGTGATGCTGTGCTACCTGCTTGACCGGCAACATAAAAAGTATTTGTACCACCAGCATTTAAATCAGCATAGTGCGCGTGACCAGGATCGGATACTGATGAAGTTGCTGTATGCGAGTGACTAACTACTATTGCGTCGGCAGAACCACCTGTATTTCCAGCAGTAAATCCACCGCCATCACCAACCATTACCCGACCAGAACCAAAAGCAGTCCATGTGCCAAACCCTAACAATGTTGCAGGGTTAGTTGAGCTAGTTGCGTTACAGTAAATAGACCCAACAGGATACAAAGCTGATTTAATTAAGTCAGCCACATCTTGAACAAACGCAGTAGTTGCTAACTTTGTACTATCATCAGAGGATGATTGCGTTACGCCAGTTGTTCCCGTTGGAAGAACAGGGGAACCAGTAAAAGTTGGCCCTGATAAATCTGCTTTAGTAGAAATAGCGGTGGCAATGTTATTAAACTCTGTGTCAATCTCAGTACCCTTGACGATCTTATTAGAGTCGCCAGAAGGTAAAGTATCTTTTGAGGCAAAGTTTGTGCTTTTGACGTAGTTGCTCATAATATGCCCTAACTAAGTTTTCCGTTTTTAGCCTGAATTTCAATCTTCTGAATACTTAACACATCACCATCAATGTCTGCTTCATATCCAGTTTGGACTATCTTGCCAGCGCCAGTTGCACTAACAGACAATGTTCTCAAAGCAATACCACCGCTGTAATAAGCAATAGGTGATGCATTTGCTCCATATTCTGCTATTCCGTATTCAGAAACACTTTGAGTCGGAATAAAAGCATTGTCTGACAAATAGTTTTGATCGAAGTCAAAAGCCCACTTGAATGTTACGTATTGACTTGACCCGCCGATAATTACAACCGTCAATTTCTTCAATACTGATGTTTGTGCGACGTTACCCAGGTCTGCGTGGTTGGTGTAATACTGAATCCTGTAAATACTTCCGTTATCTCTATATGTTGAATACAACGATATGTATCCGGTTTGACCAAACAACAAATCGCCATTTCTCTTAGAGTAAAGAGATTTAGGATTTATCGAATCCCATACTGTTACCCTAGAAGAACCGTCTTGTAATTGGCCTCTTGTATCAAAGCAATAAATCTGTTTAACAGATGGCAATGTCAGTAAGTAAAAGGCATTGACTTCAGAGAACACTGACTTTATTTGCGTTAAATCTTCTGTTGCAACGATAGACATTAAGTCGTTACGCACATTCTTTGACAAGTCTCGAAACGGCAGAGACTTCTCCTGGATCGTTCTCATCAAAGATCGAACGCCGGTGTTAGACAAGAACAGAATGTCTGTTCCTATTGCTTTAACACTGTCTCTGGCAATACAACCTGTGCCAATAATAGAGTCACTTTGTACTAAATCTTGTGGTGTAGTCGGGTTGTCGTAAACAAGAATCTGATTACGGCCAAAGATAAACAGTCGTCCATTGTGGGCAGCAAGACTTTGTATTTCGTCTACACCGTTACCCCACACGCGGGATACGTCTAAACTGCCAGCAGTTCCAGTTGACCAAACATGACCGGCAAGCAAATCTGAAAAGTAAACTGTGACTTTGTTTGATGACGTACTAGCCGCCCATAATCTACCGTATGCGCTAACAACTATGTTCGCAGAAGGAACGGTTCCAACATAACCAGACTTTTCAGTAACACGACGATATGTAGTGGTGCTTACACTGGGATCATAAATTAACGGATCGTGTCCTGTTTGAAAGAAGTAAGCTATATTGTTTAATGTGGCAATAGACCAATTGTTCGCAGAAATCGAAGGAGCAGAACCGCCCCCACCATAAGTCAATTCAACTACGTTATTGCTTCCGTCAAATTTGAATAGCTTATTGTTTCCAGCAAACAAAACCGTTGAAGTGCCATCTGACTCTATTAACTCATGTATAGCACCAACGTCATTTGCACCTAAATTACCTGAAGAAGCATTGATGTTGGCATAGCCTTTTCTACAGCCAATGCGTCCGTATTGGTCAATAATGCAATTATTTGCTCTAAGCGCAAATCCAGCGGACAGGTCTAACGGAGAGTCTTGGGTATTTAATCCATAAAACCCTGGCGCTGAGATACTGAAGATTTGAAGTGCTTGCGCCATTATGTCGCCACAAACTCTTGTGATTCTGGGTAACGGGTGGCTTCTAATGCAATGTAATCAGAAAGCATCTGACGATACAGTGAGTATGCTTCAGAACTACTCAAGCCTCCGTCTTCGCCACGCTCAACAATTGCCCTGGCGTATGCGTTTTGTATGACTAATTCGCTAGGAACCTGTACAACAGTAGAATCCGATGAAAGATCATCCTGTGGGATAATCAACGAAAACTTCAATACATACGCAACATCAGGAGTAGGATAAACAGTTACTTTTGTATCGTAACTAGCATCAACTCCGTTGAAAGCATAGTAAACAGGTATCGTATTATCAGGAGTCCCAAAGCTCGTATATCTGTTCATTTCAGCATACGAGATATTCTGAAGCGGGATAAATGCGGTAACATTAATAGCATCTGTTACGCGAAACTTCATGCCACTGCCAGTAACAGAATATGTGTTTATCCCTGCAACCGTGGAAATGCTGACGTTCTGTAATAAGACGTTCCAGTTATATGAGTCTTCAACTGCTCGCTTTGCATCATTGACAAACTTACCTATCAATGAAGAATATGCGGTTTGCGTAACAGTAGAAACCTGTGCTTCTCTTAGGCGTACAAGAACGTCATTGACGCAATCTAAATAAGTCGCGCTCATTCTCTTTGATTTCCCTTAATTACAAAAGTAAGGAGAACAGTAAACGTACTGCCACTCTCAGGAGTAACTCTTACCTGATCGCCTTCTTCTAAAACAACATAAGACCCACCATCAAACTTGATGTAGTCTTTTGAGTTGAAGTTGTACTGACTAAGAATGTCGTAAGTAGCCGATTCACTAGAGTCATACCAAGATAAAGTTAAATACTTGGTAGACCCTGAAGTATTGTGCATGTACGAAAGATTCCATAGCGCACGATAACCTGTCGGCACTGTATAAAGTGTCGAGGTTGATCCAGCAGTCGGTGCAGTGCCTACAGAAATTTCCCGCATTATCTATCCTTTATGTCAAGGAGGCCCATGCGGGTTGTCACCTATCAATAAAATACCACAACTTAGACTATCTTTACCACTTAGATTTATCAGCCCAATAAGCCGCGCTCATCTTCCCTTTAGCTATGTTTTTAGCATGTCTAGCCTTAAAGGATTTCCTGCGAGCTTTGTCTGCCTTGCTTTCGCCTTCTTTGTAAGGAGAACCAGAAACACCTTGTTGACCAAAGCGAATTAGTTTAACTGTCTCACCGGACTTTGCTAAAACGGCATGACTTTTGGTCGGATGATTTGGAGTCCTTTTCGGTTTATTAAACCCTTCAAAGGTTTCTTTGCCTCGTTTAACCATTATTTGCCTCGTTTAGCGGTCTTTTTGGCGGCCTTAAACGCAGCGGCAGTAGGTGATCCTTTGCTACCTACCTTACGCATCTTCTCGCCGCTTCCTGCCTTGATCCTGGCGCGTTTGGCATGGATATTTGCGTATAAACCTTTCATTTCTTTTTCTTCTTCGCCATTCCTGCCTCAGAAAGAGCAATAGCCACGGCCTGCTTTCGTGACTTAACAACCGGCCCCTTCTTTCCAGAATGTAGACTTCCTGCCTTGTACTCGCGCATTACTTTAGCTACTTTCTTTTGACCTTTCATCATTTACCTTTCGAGTATTTTTTATGCTCACTGTTTTTCATCAAACTTCCGTCAGGCATACGGTGATAACCTTTAGGAACAGGTTGCTTTTTGGCTTTTTTCTTGAGTTTCATATTAAACCTTTAAGACTTTTTGGGGCGACCAAGTTTCTTTTTCGGTGCCATGAACGGGATATTTACCCTTGCTTCTTCTTCTTCTTCTTCTTGGTCAATACGAACATATCCTTCATGTCCTTTCATTGACTCAATGTCGTGAGGTAAAACAAACTCTACAGTGTTGCCGCTTAACTTACACCTATAAATAGCCATAAATACCTCGGTAAAAAAGAGGAGACCCCCTTATGGGAGCCTCCTCGAACCCACCTATTAGGCGGGGACAGCCAGAGCAAATGCCGAGCTGGACAGCGCAGCACCGGTCGTGGCAGCAGTACGCATTGCTTTAACACCGTACAGGGTATCGGCGGTGTACAGCGTCGCCAGATATTCCTGCTTGTACTGCGTTTGCGAACGAACACCAACCTGCTCAACCAGGATCATTGCATCTTTGTGACCCATTAAGCAGATACGGTCAGCACCAGTGTTGCCCGCGCCGTAGTCGGCGTTGGAGCTAACAAAGACGGGGATGCCGTACAGGTTGCCGATTTCACCATTGCGAATGGTGTTGTTGTTGCCAGCTTCACCAACAAACGCCTGCTCCGTGTAGCGAGCCAGACCCATAAGGGTATTGCGGCTAGACGGGGGGATCAGGAAGAAACGACCGTCCATCGGGGTGTCGTTATCGTCCAGACGTTGAATCGTCCGGCGAATCGCGGCATCCGTCAGCGCGGCAGCGTTCGAGGTCGAGCTGTTGTACGCGGTCGTACCATCCGAACCGATATACGCTTTCGTCGAAGCAGCAGACGTAGCATAGTCGTTCGTGCCAACCGTAGCACCGTTGAAAGAACGGCCAAGTTGAACCAGGTCAGTGTCAACTTGCTTCGCCAGAGCGTAACCAGCGTCTTCCGTGTAGAAAGAACGCAGGCTCGTCAGAGCTTGCACTTCAACAATGTCCTCGATCAAACGGCTGTACTCGTAGTGCTTGTTGATGCTAACTTGAACTTCGGTTTCCGTCGCAGCAATCAGCGTAACGGCGGTGGAAGCCGATTTCGCAGAAGCCGAACCACGGGTCGGGGCAGGAACGTGAACGGTGTCACCTTTCTTGCCCTTGAAGTTCATGCGTTTAACAATGTTCGCCAGAACAAGGTTTTTCTTGTAGGCGGCAACAATCTCGTCACTCCAGATTTCCGGAATGAAGGTTGCTGCGGTGGTGGTAGTTACTGCTGGGGTTGGGTAAGCCATGAGTTAATTCTCCTATGATTTAACGTACACGACCCTCTTGATATGCTTGCATGATTTCGTCAGAAAGTGCCTCATATCTATTAGGATCAGTCATTTTTAAACGAATAAGGTCTGCCCGTCGGTAAACTCTCCGTGAAGATTCTCCCGATCCGCCAACATCTACAGATGCAGCCTTTAAAGACTGTTTGCGTATCTTTTCTCCGCTTTCTTCAGTCTTTTTAGAAGCCACACCACGTAATTGTTTAAACGTAGAGAGCAGTTCATTAGCACTGTCGTAGTCGTATTCACCATCAGCTTTTGACCACAAGTCCAACCTTACTTTGCTTGCCTTTACCCATTCCGCAAACTTCGGGTCACGGGCTACGTCAAGATAATCAGGATGCTCGGATGCAAGTTTTTGCTGGATTTGAAGTTTCTTCATTTCCAGCGCAGCTTGCCTTGCGGCAACAACATCAGGGTGACTAGATACAGTGTCAACAACAGCCCTCTTAGGGTCTTCAAAAAAATCAACTTCGGGTTTTTGTTCTTCAGCAGCTTTTTGACCAGAGTTAAGGTTTTGCTTGATAAGTTCATCAGCAAGTTTACGAATGTCGCCAACCTCCTGAGCCTGCTGACCAATCATCTTTTCAGCTTCTTGGTGCATCTTAATAATGTCATCCAAAGACTTTCCTTTGTACTTCTCAGGAATATCCTTAGACTCAGGCTCAACAGTTGACTCCAAGTCTTCTACTTTGGTGGTTTCTTCAAGCGCCTCTACTTCATTGTCAATTAACATGCTTTTTCCTGCCTCTATGGGTTATAGGATAAATTAACTCGCCGTATAGGTTATGAGTTAGCTTTTCGCTCCGCACGAAGTTTTTCGCGGTGAATTCTGTCAAATTTCGCATGTGCTGAAGGAAATGAGCCAGACCACCCCTCTAACTTAATAGCAGGAGCAGAGATGACGCGGGAAGCTGCCGCGCCGCAGTCACACAGAGCGTCATTATGTTGATACTCAACGTAACGCTCAAAACGATGCCCGCTTTCACAGGCAAATTCATACATCCTTTTCATTCAACTCCTCGTAGGCCATTGAACTAATTTCTTTCAAATTCTTTAGCCAAGTTAAAATACTTAACTCACCTTTCTTAAAGTTTAACTGTGAGTCATTTTCAATAACAGATATATTATTCAACGAATTTATCATGTTATCAACGTCTTCTATTAAATCCTTCCATCCTTGCTGAGAAAATAAGCTAAACCTTTCCTCGTAATACTTTTGTAGCTCTGGAGTCATTGTTTGACTTCTTCTTTTTTATCAATAGCGGTTTTCAGCATGTGAAAAAAGGCATCTCTGCCAACCTGAAGCTGATCTACGTTGAACCGAGCAGAAGAAAGTTTCCTATCCAAGTCCGCTACGTGATTAACCAGCACCTGCTGCTCTTGCGTCATTTCGTTAAAGTCGTACTCAACACCGTCTAAAAAAATAGAATTTTTCTTGTCAGCCATTTGTTTTTCCTTTCAGCTTACAATTTTTATTGTGCCAGCGACGAATTGTTACTGGCTTCGCTTTATGTCCGCAATGCGGGCATTCAATTTCAGGAAGATTTTTCTTTGCAAGACTCATTTTTAGTCTTGTTTCTTCACTGAACTCATGTGCAACAGGAGTATATTTTCCTGTCTTGCTCCAATGATTTTTCCTCATGTTTTCACGCATGACATCTTTTGGAACAAATTCTTTTCTTAGAAGTCTTTGCCTTCTGCTGTTTAATGAAAATCTTGCATTTTTCGCACCTAAATGAGATTCAGACATTTTCTTTCTAGTTTCTTGTGAAGGGTTTGATGAGCCTTCGCCGCCAGAGGTTAAATTTGTAAGTCTATATCCAAGTCGCAAAAGTTGATCTATGCGTTCGCACTCTACTAAAAAAGCGAGTTCTTCATCAATGTTTTTGATGATTTTTCTTTTTGTGACTTTCCCACACTTTTTCGCTACGTTTTTCCAATATGGATTTTTATCTGCTTCAATCCATATCCTATCCCCAGAGCCTTTCCCGACGTAAAACACCGCTCCAGTATCTGAACGAATATGCTCATATACATAAAAGCGGTTCATTCGTCTTCTTTCTACTTTTGGTTGATAGGCTGCGTCGTGATAATACGCA